GCGAAGCCGGTCGGCGCTGGCGAGCAGGTGTTCGACATCTACTCGTACGGCGCGGTGGGTGACGGTATCGCAGACGACCGTCCGGCGTGGGATGCCGCGTGCGCCGCCGCCGCGTCGTACTTCAACATCACCGGCCGCCGGGCGTACCTGTACGCGCAGGGCGGCAGGTTCCGCGGCACGGTCGCCTCAGGTCAGATCGCGGCGTTCAATCTCGACATCCACAAGATGGGCCTCCGGGGGATCTGGGAGCTCGCCGCTTCCACGCGCACTGGTGCCGTCGGCGCGACCATCACGAACGCGATCAACAACGCCACGAAGTACGTGTTCGCCGTGAACTCCTCGGAGCCCGCGGAAACCACCGGCTCCCCGGTGCGGCAGAGCGCGCTCGAGATCTCGGGGCTGATCGTCGACAGCGACGGCGTGACCAAGGGCATGCTCATTGGGCGCCCGCTCGCCTCGACGGGACGGGGCCAGGGCAAGCCGGCGCGCATCGTCCTCGATCACCCGGTGGTCATGCGCGCCTCGGTCGGCATCGAGTACGGTGCCTACTCGTACATGATCGACCACGTCGCCGCCACGGTCGGCCTGTGCACCGTGGGCATCGTCCACAACAACATCGACCAGACCAACTCGGACTCCGGTGAGCGGTACGCGTTCCTCGGCGGGAACATCCACGGCAACGGGCTCGGCTACGACCTCCGCTCCGACCAGGCGTTCCACTTCCACGCGGTCTCGTTCTCGTTCAACGAGCGCAACGGCCGCGTCGCCACCGGGCATGTGGACGAGACCTCGTGCCACTACGAGCACAACGTGGCCCGCTACCCCGGGGCGTGGGAGGTCACCGGCGGCGGCTCCATCCACCGCTACGGCGGCCGTCAGCTCATCCGCGACGGGAAAGCCACCGAGACGACTGCGGTGTTCCCGGCGGGCAGCACCACCGCCACCTGGACCGGGAACAGCCTCGAGCGGTGGCGCGTCGGGGACTCCTTCAAGTTCACCGGACTCACCGGCACCCTCGCCGGGATCGACACGGCCACCGTTTACTACATGGTGGCGGTGACCGCGGCCGGTTTCTCGTTCGCGACCACCCGCGGCGGGGCCGCGGTCGCGTGGACCGGGTCGGGCATCGCGACGGGACTCGACCTGTACGGCACCTCGCCGTTGTACTGGCTTGCCCTGAAGGCGCAGGTCACCGTGAATGGCGGCAAGGTCACCGGCTCCTCGACGGAGCAGAAGCTGTGGGCCGACGGTCCCGGTCGCTTCAACTTCCTCGCCGAGCGCACCGACTCCTACGACGCCGACAAGCTCCGCCTCCACAACCGGCCCGAAGGTGACCTGCGCGATCCGTTCTTCCTGCTCACGACGGTTCAGGCCACGGCGACATCCGCGGCGCTCAACGCGGGCACCTCCTACCCGCTCGACGAGTGGCTGTACGACGCGACCGTTTCCTTCGCGATGGACCGCGCGAACTCGGAGCAGCTAGGCGACTCCCGGTCAGTGACGCTCACCAGCAACACGGCAGCAGGGACCACCGCCTACCAGCATCTGCGGATTCCTCTGACCCGCGGGAACCGGCTCCTGCTGGACTTCGACTACCTCACCGCGACGACCGGGCTGCTCTCCGCGTACTACTCCGCCTACCCGCACCCCGGGAACGGGAACCTGGTCGGCACGCAGCTGTGGGACTCGCCGCTCACCGCGCCGACCCCCGCCGGCTGGGCACACAAGACCATCCCGCTCGCGATGTTCAACCGGCCGCCCGGGTGGGCGCGGTTCCTCACGCTGCGCTTCAACCTGACGGCGCTCGCGTCAGGCGCGACCGTGAAGATCGCGAACCTGCAGTTCTCGCAGTACTGACCCGCGCACGACGAAGCACCCCCCGCTCGACGGAGTAGGGGGCGCTTCGCCTGTCAGTGTGCGGGCTGCACGGCCTCCGCCGAATAGAGATGCCCCCACCCACCGCTCCGGCGGCAGGGTGGGGGCGTTTCGTCGTTGGCGGCATGCGCCACCACGGCCACATCTCGCGCCTGCGCGGTCGTCAGAGGCGTCCGCCCGGCAGGCTGGTCCGATGAGCGATGCAGAGCACCACCTCGTCATGGTCACCCGCCTCTGGTCAGATGCCCCGGCCGTTCTCGGCGTCTACCGCACTTCGGAGGAAGCAGAGGCGGCGATCACCGCGGACGCAAACCCTGATCCGGCGCCGGACCGGTACCACCACGAGACGTGGAACGGCGATCAGAGGATCAACTAGCGACCCTCGCAGCTCGCCTGCGTGTCGAGCTCAAGACCGAGCAGCGTGCGCACGCGAGGACCCGCAGCCTTCTCTTCGTCAGAACGAGGGCTGAAGTTGATCGAGAGCGCCTCGTCCGCAGAGGACGCCTGGATGAAGCGGTCGAGGTCCGCGAGATCCTTGAAGTAGGAGCCCGCGATCACGTCGATGTCACCGTCCACCTCCGTGGGCCAATCGGTGTCGTCGGTGGAGAACGCGACGGCGGCCTGCTGGTTGGCGTCACGCAGCGCGACTGCCGCCTGCTGCAGTGGGGCAATATCCGCGCCCGAGCCGGCGACGACCACCGAGTCGTACGCGTCGTTGAAGGTCTCCCCCGCGATGTTCGCGGGGCAGACGCCATCGAGGTAAGCAGCGGCTGCTGCCTCCTTCGACAGCGGTCCGGCGGCAGCAGGCTCGGAGGTGGGCGCTGGGCTGGCGGTGTCAGCCGCTGCGGGTGTCGAATCCGCCTGCTCCCCCGAGGGCGCCGGGGCGGCAGTGCACCCGGCGAGGAGGAGGACAGCGGCGAGGACCGGCACGTAGCGCTTCATGAGGGCGACTCTACCGAGCGCTCGTGTCGGTGGTCGACCTCAGGATGGGTCGATGGGAACCCGCTTCGACCCGAACCACCCCGAGCGCCCCGACGAGGAGGGCGACCCGTTCGTCCGCGCCTGGCGCAACGCAGGCGAGGAGGCGCCGTGGCTGCTCGCCTGGCGCGACGGCAAGGTCATGCTGAACCCGGACACGGGTCGCTACCTCTACAGCCACGAGGTGCCCGGCCAGCACGGCGACCTCAAGCGCGGCCGCGGCGGGCGACGCGCGTGACGGACGCTGAGCTGCTCGACTTCGTTCGCACCCAGCCCAGCGGTGCCGCCGGCGACCTCGCGATCCGCTCCCACTTCGGGAGTCCCGCGCGCTTCTACCAGCGCCTCGGCCGGCTCCTCGACGACGAGGCGGCGCTCAGACACGACCCCGAGCTGGTCTACAGGCTCCGCCGGATCCGCGAGGAACGGCTGGCGAAGAGGGCTTCGCGGACCCTCTGACCGGGTCGGATACACTCGCGGCTACACCTGTGGGTGGAAAGTGGAGCCGCCTGTGGGAATCGAACCCACGACCTTCTCATTACGAGGGAAACGGGAACACGCCGCATGGACTTGCATGCACTCCGAACGGCCCGCTAGTGTCTCCATATGGCGCACCAAGCACCATGTGAGTACATGGCAAAGGCGACACGTCGCGGATACACCGTGGCGACACCGCTCCAGAGAAGACCCGAGCGCTCCTAGCGGGGTGCTCCACCAACAGAAGAGGGCCGCGATCTTGCAGGATCGCGGCCCCAGCCCCACCCCTGATGAAGCAGGAGAAGGACAGATGAAGCGTACCAATCGCACCCGTAGAAGACCCTCGACCGTCGGCGTCCTCAGCGACTCCGACATGTGGCAGGCGCACGGCAGACCTCCGGTCGGGAGCAACGGCGCTCCCCCTGCCGGTACCCGAAGGAGACAGCATGGCGACGAAGACTCGAGGCAAGGGCGAGGGGTCGATCTTCCTCGACTCCCGCGGGCTGTGGAACGCAGTCCTCGAGCTCCCACCCGTTGACGGGAAGCGGCGCCGGAAGGTGCTGCGCGGCAAGGACAAGAAGGCACTCATGGCCCGCTTCCGGGCCGAGACGAAGAACCTTGAAGAGCGCGGCGACCTCCCCACCACCGACCAGACCGTCGCCCAGTGGATGACCTACTGGTTCGAGCGGATCGCCGTCAACGACGTCCGCCCGAAGACGGCCGCCAGCTGGCGCGGCTTCACCTACAACCACATCATCCCGACGATCGGGACCGTGCGGCTGTCGAGGCTGAACGCCGGCCACGTCCGCGAGGTCACCGACCGGATGGTCGCGTCCGGGCTGAAGGAGTCGACCGCGCTCACCGCGCACCGCATCATGTCGGTGTCGTTCGAGTGGGCCGTCCGCGAGAACCGCATCGCCCGGAACCCGGCGAAGCTGGTGCCGGCGCCGCGGAAGAACATCCCCGCGCTCGAGGTCCTCTCGCGCGAGGAGGCGTACGACGTCTTGCAGCACGTCATGCAGGACAAGGAGTACGGGGTCCGCTGGGCGATCGCGCTCCTGACGGGTGCGCGCCGCGGGGAGGTGATCGGACTCGAGGCCGACCGCGTCACCGACGTCCTCGACCTGTCGTGGCAGCTGCAGCGCCTGTCATGGCAGCACGGGTGCGACCCGGCGTGCGGCCGCTACCGTGCGGCGCAGTGCCCGGCGAAGAGGCTGCAGGTCCCGGCGGACTACGAGTACCGGCCGGTCAGCGGCGGCCTCTACCTGACCCGCCCGAAGTCCCGCGCCGGCTGGCGCATCATCCCCCTCGTCGAGCCGCTCCGAGGACTGCTGCAGGCGCACATGCAGGCGAACCCTCCCGGCGAGGCGGGCCTGATCTTCACCATCGGCGGGAAGGCGATCGACCCCGACCGCGACTCCGACCTGTGGCGGGCCGTGCTCGCCGACGCTGGGATCAAGAAGCGCGTCCGGCTGCACGACCTTCGGCACACCGCGGTCGACATGCTGTACCTCGCCGGCGTCCCCGAGGACCTGATCGTGCAGATCGTCGGCCACTCGTCGCGGGCGATGACCCGCGCCTACGCGTCCCGCGGGAACATCGTCCGGCTGACGGAGGCGATGACTCAGATGTCCGAGCTCGTCACGAAGCGAGGCCCCGCACATTTAGGTAGGTCCGTAGAATCCGCGTAGTCACGCCGAGCTCGTGCGCGAGGCGCGCGGAATCCGGGTAGACCCTCATCACGTCGAGACACTCATCCAGGTCGATCAGGTTCGCTCCGGCGAATCGGTCGGCCTGGATTTCGTGTTTCTGCCGGTCGTCGCTGTGCCCATAGGCCGCGTGCCCGATGCCGTGCGCGAGCGCTGACCGGTCGTGGAGGGCTCTCATCCCGGACTTGATGACGATCGTCTGGTGGTCGGGCAGCCAGAGCTCGTGTGCGGTCCGTAGTGGCCGGTGGATGACGGTGAGGCCGAGCTCTTCGGCGTGCGTGTAGGGGTTGTAGCTGCGCCCCATCGTGCAGCCCCTCCTCTGGTCAGTCGAAGTGTTCGTCGGTGTCCATCTCCGCGTCGCGCGTGGCCGCCTTCCGGTCGATCGCTTCGAGTTCGTCGACACTGAGGTCCTCGACCCGCTTACGAATGGGGGTGACGTTACCTCCGGCCTCCGACATCTGCCGGGGAGCGAGTGCGTCGAGTCCGCCGGCGCGGTCGACTGCACGGCGCATGATGTGCTCGACGGTCGTGCCAAACGCGAGGGCGATCTTGCCGAGCTGGGTGACGTTGATGTCTCGCTCGCCGCTGAGCACGCGGTGCAGGGTGCCGATCGGGATCCCTGCGGCCTTCGCCAGCTGCGCGGCGGTCATGTTCTTCGCTGCCCTCTCGGCGCGGATCTCGGCCGCGACGGCGGTGTTCAGGACAGACTTCTCGTTCTCCATGCGGCCCACGCTACTGCCCAGGCGGAGCGATCTGCATCCATTTGGATGCCCCATGTACTTGCATTGCTCCATATGGCGTAGTAGCTTCGCCGTATGGAGAGAAGAGCACAGCAGTTCAGCCCGGCCGAGAAGGTCGCGGCCGCGCTCGACGCACGCGGTATCGACGCCGCGACCCTCTCAGAAGCCACCGACATTCCCCTGCCCGTCCTCCGCTCCGCGCTCGCTGACCCGAGCGTTTGGACGATGGACCAGCTGGGGCGTGTCGGTGGCTTCTTGCGTATCCACCCCATCGAACTGATCGGAGTCGCCTGATGAGCGAAGACCTGCCCCAGCTGGCCTACTCCATCCCCTCCCTCGCCCGAGCGCTGGACATCAGCGTCAACGGCGTGCGGAACGAGATGAGAGTCGGCCGGCTCACCCCCGTCTACTTCGGGCGGAAGCCGCTGTTCCCCGTCCCGGAGGCGCAGAGATGGCTCGAGTCCCTCCCGACGCAGCGCACCGCGTCGTCGGACGAGGAAGCCGCGTGACCGGATCCATCGAGTGCCGCGTCTGCGGTGCCGCCCCGGGCACGAAGTGTGAGCCCGGCGCCCACTTCGAGGCAGCGAACACGCCTCGCCCCCCGCGTCCTGTCGGGGCCTCGCCGTTCGGCGAGACGCAGGACTCCTAGACCGCCGGCAATCCCGCCGGCAGGGGCCGGCCACCGCGACGTTCTGAGTCGCGGACGGAGACCACCGGCCCCACCTCTTCCCCCATCAACTCGTGCCCGCTGGGGAGGGCAGCTTCGCCATGCCCGGAAACGGGCGGAAGGACCATGACCATGAGCAAGCAGTACGGGGCGCTCCTGTCGAGCGCCTCCCGCGACACCGTCGGCGACGACCTCGTCGGCAAGACCTACGACAACCCGAACGACGCGGCCGAGTACGGCGCCCTCGTCGCCCTCGCGCAGCCCGGCATCCAGTACACCGTCGTCGAGCGGACCGACGGCGGGCAGTGGCTCGAGTGCGGGACGGGACGGTCGGTCTCGGACGTCATCGACCGGATGCTCGGCCCGATGCACTACCGCGTCGACGCGCTCGCCGGCCTCGGGGCGGTGGCCTGATGCCGCGGCAGGGCGCGAACACGTTCGACCACGCCGCGATCGTGAAGCTCGCGAAGGAGGGCTACGTCGCCCGCGAGATCGCGGCCGAGCTCGGCTGCTCGAAGTCGCTCGCCGAGAACGTCGTGAAGGGCGCGAGAGACGCCGGCGAGGCGATCCCCCGGGCCCGCCGGTCGACGCATGACCCGAAGCCCGCGCCGGAACCGAAGCCGAAGACGGTGCAGCCGATCGGGCGGCGGCTCGAGCGCGGCCCCCGGTCCCCGATGGAGGAGGACGGCATGTACGCGCCGCCCCCGAAGATCACCGACGACGAGGCACGCACCGTCCGGAACGACCTGAAGCGTCGCGGGCTCGTCGCCCTCATCGCGATGCTCGGCATCTCCGAGGCGGTGGCCTCGTGAGCGCCGTCGACACGATCCCCGCCGTCGTCGGCGTGCCCGCGGGAGTCGCCCTGTGGGCTGCCTTCTTCTGGCCGCTCATGCCCGCCCGGATCCGGGAGCGGCTGACCCCTCACCGGTGGATCGGCGCTCAGGCCCGGTACTGCACCGCCCACCAGCGGTGCCGCGGCCGCCTCCGCTTCTACAACCAGTACGGCGTCCGCATCTGCGAGGGGACGACGACCCAGGCGCCCGCCGCCTTCGTCGGGTTCGACTCCGCGAGCGTCTGGCCGCGGGTGATCCACTGCGAGCTCCATCACGGGCACCGCGGCCGCCACTACAGCATCGACGCGGACAGGACGTGGACGCGATGACCGCGGCGAAGGCGCAGGACTCGACGGTCGAGCACCTCGACTTCCCGATCCCCTGCGACGAGGACGGATGCGAGCGGCCCGCGGCTTTCGTCAACCAGTGCCGGTTCTGCCGCTACTCCGGTGTCATCTGCGGCCCGCACCTGACCGACTTCCTCGCGCGGGACCAGTACGTCCCGGCGTGGGCGTGCGACGAGTGCGACCACCGCGAGCTCGACCTGCTCGCCCTCATCGCGGTCAGCCTCCTCCGCCCGTGAACGCCCCACTCCCGGTCGAGTTCCACGTCGACGGCATCCCGGTCCCGCAGGGATCGAAGACGGTCTTCAACAACCGGGCCGTCGACTCCAACCAGAAGAAGCTGCGCCCCTGGCGCCGCCTCGTCGAAGCCGCCGCCCGCCACCACATGGCCGACGCCCCACCACTCGACGGCGACCTCACCGTGTCGATCGAGTTCCAGTTCACCCGACCGAAGACCGTGCGCCGACTGCGCCCCTCGGTCAAGCCCGACGTCGACAAGCTCATCCGCTCCGTCTTCGACGCCCTCACCGACGCCGGTGTGTGGCCCGATGACGCCCGCGTGGTCGAGGTCACCGCGACGAAGGTCTACGCCCCCACGGCCGGCGCGCTCATCCGCGTCGACCACATCGAAGGAGAACAGAAGTGACCCAGGACAGAGAGTTCGTCCGCACGGCCGCCGACCGCCGCACCACGGCCCGCGCGATCGCCGCGTCGGACGAGTACCAGGAGCTCCCGCCGACGTCGTCCGCGGACTTCCCGCCCCGCGCCGAGCAGGACGCGTTCACCACCGGGTGGGACGCGGCCGTGCTCGCCGTCTTCGCCGAGGTCAACGCGCTCCTCGCACCCTCGGCGTTCCTCACGTCCGCCGGCGTCGCTGGCGTCGTCCTCAATCAGCTCGCCGGCATCCGCCGCCGCTTCGAGGTGACCGAGTGACCCGGCAGCTGATCGAGGACCTCGCTGAGAGCGCCTACCACGAACACCCGGCGCTCTCCTCGACCGGAGCCCGCCTTCTCCTCGAGGCCCCCGCCCGGTTCGATCACAACCGCCGGCACCCGCGTGCCGACACGAAGTCGTTCGACGTCGGGACCGCCGCGCACTCAAAGGTCCTCGGCGTCGGCAGCGAGGTCGTCGCCTACCCCGACGACGTGCTCGCCGTGAACGGCGCCGCCTCCACGGCCGCAGCGAAGGCATTCGCCGCCGAAGCTCGCGCCCTCGGGCAGACGCCGGTGAAGGCCGCCGATGCTCGCGCCGTCGACGCGATGGCCGAAGCCGTGCTCCGGCACCCCGTCGCCCGGCAGCTGCTCGAGGCGGAGGGCGCATCCGAGGTGTCCGCGTTCGCGACCGACCCGATCACCGGCGTCGAGGTACGCGCCCGCATCGACCGGCTCACCGCCGACCGGAGCGCGATGGTCGACCTGAAGACCACCGACGACGCCTCCCGCGACGGCTTCGCGAAGACCGTGGCGAAGTACCGCTACGACGTGCAGGACGCCTGGTACGAGGACGTCCTCGCGATCATCGAGGGCTCCGCGCCCCGCATGCAGTTCGTCGTCGTGGAGAAGTCCGCCCCTCACCTCGTGGCCGTCCACTCGCTCTCCGACGAGTTCGCGGAGATCGGCCGGCACGGGGCCGCGAAGGCGCGCGCGATCTACGCCGCGTGCCTCGAGCACGACGCCTGGCCGGGCTACCCGGCGGAGCAGGCAGAGCTGATGCCGCCGTTCTGGCTGACGGCGCAGTACATGGAATCGAGAGTCGCATGAACGACGTCACCTACGCGCAGAACAAGGCGCGACTGATCGCCTTCCGTGAGGAAGCCCGGCAGCTCGAGGAGCTGCGGGACGAGACGATGCGCGAGGCGGTCGCCCGCGGCGAGGCGTACGTCCTCGTCTACTGGTACCTCCGCTACGAGTACCGGACGCCCTACTTCACGCTCGAGGAAGCAATCGAGCGGGCGCAGGAGGACTGCTCTCCGGAGCACATCATCGCGCCCGACGGCACGCTCCTCAGCCACTACGACGGCGAGAAGCTCGAGGTGCAGCGATGAACCGCACGCTCCGCAAGCCGTCCGGGCTGCCGTCGTGGCCGATCCTCCTCGTCGCTGGCCGGGAGAAGTCGGGCAAGTCGTTCAGCGCCGCGAAGGCGTCGGCGTCGCCCCTCGTCGGCGACACCTACTGGGTGTCCATCGGCGAGAAGGACCCCGACGAGTACGGGTCCATCCCCGGCGCCCGCTTCCAGATCGCCCCGCACGACGGGACCGTCCTCGACATCGAGGCAACCATCGCGTGGCTCCGCACCGCACCCCGCGGCGACAAGCCGAACCTCCTCGTCATCGACTCGACCACCCTCCTCTGGGAGCAGCTGTCCCGCGAGGCGACGAACACCGCCGAGCGAACCGGCCGGCGCGACAAGAACGGCGAAGTCATCGTCGGCACCGACCTGTGGAACAAGGCGAACTTCCAGTGGAAGCGGATCTTCTCCGAGGTGAAGGCGTGGGACGGCCCGGTCATCCTCACCGCCCGCCTCGAGCTCGTCGCCGTCATGGACGAGAGGGGTCGCCCGACGCCGGCGAAGACCGAGAAGGTGAAGTCGCAGAAGAACCTGCCCTTCGACGTTGACGGCGTCATCGAGCTGCCGGCGCGCGGCGAGGCGTGGATGTCCGGGGTCCGGTCGGTCCGGTACCAGCTGATGGAGCGCACTCAGCTCCCGGCCGACTGGTCCTTCGATTGGCTGTGGCGGGCTCTGGGGCTCGCGGAGTCCGACGTTGCTCCGGCTGTCCACTCGGAGACTGCCGACGCGGCAGACGACAGCACACTGGCTCCGGTGACCGCATGAGCGCCGTGACGATCGACCTGTGCGCCGGACCCGGCGGTTGGGACGAGGGCGCGCGTCAGGCCGGCCTCGACCTCGGCATCGTCGGAGTCGAGCTCGCGGCCAACGCAGTCGCCACAGCCGAGGCTGCTGGCTTCGCTCGGATCCACGGGGACATCTGCGCTGTCGCGCTCGATGACTGGTCGCACGCGACAGGCCTCATCGCATCGACGCCGTGCCCCACCTTCTCGGCCGGTGGCCTCGGATCGGGGCGCGGCGGCGACTACCAGCGAGTGCTCGACGCGTGGACGTCGATCGGCTGGGGAATCGAACCCGCGGAGGCGGTCAAGAACGTGTTCGACGAGGTCGAGGACATTCGCACTGCGCTCCTCGCGCTCGGCGGACTGTGGGCGCTCGCGCTCCCGGCGATCGAGTGGATCGCGATGGAGCAGGTGCCGGCCGTCGAGTTCGCGTGGGAGGACCTCGCCGCTGAGCTCTACGCCGCTGGGTGGGAGTCGGTCGACGTGCAGACCATCGACGCGATGGACCTCGGCGTCCCGTCCCGCCGGCGCCGCACGTTCCTCATGGCGCGCCGGTACCGTCCCGCGACGATCGGGCTGCGCCGTGACGAGCGGACCAGCATGGCCGACGCGCTCGGTTGGGACGCCGGCCACCGGATGAACACGCGCGGACAGCGGCGCACGTCCGGCGGGAACGAGTTCTCCGCAGACGAGCCGTCGTGGTGCCTGACCGGCCGCTCCCGCTCGTGGGCGCGGGAGGACGGGCTGCGCCTCACGGCGGCTGAGGCTGGGCTGCTCAACGGCTTCCCGATGGACTACCCGTGGCAGGGGTCGCGGACCTCGCAGTTCCAGCAGGCAGGCGACGTCGTGTCCCCGCCGGTGGCCGCGCACATCCTGCGCGAGCTCGTCCCCGAGGCGGTGGCCGCATGAGCGCCGGGGTCTCCCGCGAGACGCGGGCCCGTGTGCGCGGTCGGGACGCGGACTGCTGCCAGTGGTGCGGCCGCCTGGTCTTCGACTATCAGGACTACTCGCTGCAGCACCGGCGCGCCCGCGGGACGGGTGGTTCGCGCCGACCGGAGACGAACGCGGACGGGAACCTCGTGCTCCTGTGCGGCAGCGCGACGACCGGCTGCCACGCGTACGTCGAGTCGCACCGGGAGGAGGCGCGCGCCCGCGGGTTCACCCTCTTCCAGTCGTGCCCGGTTCCCGCGGACGTGCCGATCCAGGTCGAGGATCCGACGGTGGGCCGCGTGTGGGTGCGGCTGGTGGACGGGTCGTCGGGGAAGGCGTTCGTGCCGGAGAAGGAAGCGGTCGCCGTGTTGGTGGCCGCCGGATACAGGAGAGAGGAGGTGGCGTCGTGAGCGTCAAGGTCAGCAGCTGGGTGTGGCACGACCACGGCGGCGTGCAGCTGAACGCGACCGAGCTCCTCGTGCTCATCGCTCTCGCGGACGTCGCGGACGACAACGGCCGCTGCGTCTACTACTCGTCGGAGGCGGAGAACTCGCAGGCGGCGTGGTCGGAGAAGTGCTGCGTCTCGGTGCGGACCTTCATCCGCACGGTCCGGTCGCTCATCGACTCGGGGCTCGTCAGCGTCACCCGTCAGGAGCGGACGGGGACGAACGACTACCGCGTCCTCGTGCCGTGGGCGGAGGAGCCGCGAAGTGCCAATCTGTCACCTCGCGAAGTGACATCTGCGACCGAATCGACGTCGAATCTGTCACCTCGCTCCTCTCTTACACGTAGTGACGTATCTAAGGCTCTCTCGAAGGGCTCGAGGATGACCCCGGACTGGTCACCGTCGGCCGGCGATCTGGACTTCCTGCTCACCGACGGGCCGTCACTGGACGTCACCAAGGAGGTCGCCTCCTTCCGGGACTACTGGCTGGGCGTCGCCGGCCAGAGAGGCGTGAAGCTCGACTGGTCCGCGACGTGGAGGAACCACGTCCGCCGCCAGCACGGCTACCAGGTGGAGCGCGGGTGGAAGCCGGCCGAGGTCGCTGAGGCGGCCGGGAACTGGGCGTTCCTGTGAGCGCCGCGGAGCGTGAGCTGATCGGTTCGGTCCTCACCGACACCCGCCTCTACCCGCTGGCTCGGGACGAGGTGACGGGCGACGACTTCGAGGACCCGCGCCTCGGCCTGATCTGGGACGGCGTCGGCCGGGTCCTCGACTCGGGCGGGGACGTGAACAAGGTCAGCATCATCGACCACCTGCGCGAGTGGGACGTTCGGGGGCTGACGTTCGACGACATCTTCGAGCTGCCGTCGGACACCGTCTACGCCGGGAACGCCGCCAGGCACGCCCGGGTGGTGCGCACGAACTCGCTGCGCCGCCGCTCCCTCGACGCCGTGGTGCGGGCTCGCGCTGACCTGAACGATCCGGGCGCGGACCCGGAGACGACGATCACGAAGCTCCGCAGCGAGCTCGAAGTGTCGTCGACGACCCGGGACCGGTTCATGCCGATGTCGCTGCGGGAGGTCATGGCGACGAAGGTCGAGCACGAGTGGGTCGTGCCGGGGCTGCTCGAGAAGCACGAGCGGCTGATGGTGACGGCGGCGGAGGGTGTCGGGAAGACGACGCTCATGCGGCAGATGCTCGTCCTGCCGGCGTCGGGCCTGCACCCGTTCACGCTCGAGCGGATCCCGCCGGTACGGGCTCTCGCGATCGACGCGGAGAACACGCAGACGCAGTGGGCTCGGACGACGAAGCGGATCGTGAAGCTCGCCGTCGAGCAGGGGCAGCGGGACCCGCAGGACTCGTTGACCGTGATCACGCCCGGCCGGTTCGACGTGTCGGAGCCGCGCACGATCGGCGCAATCCACCGGCTCCTCGACCGGCTGAAGCCCGACCTGCTCTTCATCGGCCCGCTGTACCGCATCGCGAAGGGCGTGACGAAGGAGGAGGACGCGGCCGGCGTGCTCGCCGCGCTGGACGAGTTCCGGGATCGGGGCGTGGCGATGCTCATCGAGGCGCACGCAGGTCACGGGCTGAACGAGGACCGGCAGCGGGACATGCGGCCCCGCGGGTCGTCGGCGGTCATGGGCTGGCCGGAGTTCGGCCTGGGCGTGATCGCGGACAAGGAGCCCACGGGCAAGTACTTCGTGAAGCCGTGGAGAGGCGGTCGCGAGCGTCGCGACTGGCCGACGGAGATGTGGCGGGGGAACGCCGACCGGCATGAGCCCCCGTTCGTGGTCAGAGGAGGACCGCAGTGATCGAGAGACAGAAGACCGAGACGACCGCGGAGGCGTACGCCGTGGACGGTGAGCAGGTGCTGCTGGTGATGCGGCGGAAGCGGACGGCCCTCGCGCCGGCCGAGGCGCGGCAGCTGGCGCAGGAGCTGCTCGACGCGGCCGACGAGTCGGAGGAGCCGCCGCCCCTGCCCCCAGCGGCTCTGCACTCAAGCGTCTACGACGTCGCCGACTTTGCGATCGGCGCCTGACCGTGGCCCGCATCGCGGCCGGCGCCGAGAACGACTACCTCGACGCGGAGCTCTGCGGCCACTGGACGCTCCCGATGGCCTACGACGACGTGCCCGGCGAGGACTGGCCCCGCGAGGCCCGCCTCTTGCAGCCGCAGGCCGAGTACGACGACATCCACCCCTGGGTCGACGGCGGAGAGCACGCCGTCTGCCTCGACACACCCACCACCACGAAGGAGGCCTGACATGGCCGGAGAAACCAGCCCGTGCACCGAGTGGGAGGGCACGCGGAACGCCGGTGGGTACGGCGTGCTGCCGAAGCCTGTGTACGGTTCGCGGCTCGCCCACCGGGCCGCTCTGGCTGCCGCGCTCGGTCGCCCGATCTCCGGCGTCGCCATGCACTCCTGCGACAACCCGCCGTGCGTGAACCCCGAGCACCTCCGCGAGGGCACGCCCGCCGAGAACGTTGCCGACGCGAAGGCGAAAGGCCGCGCCCGCGGAGGCCGTGCCACGCAGAGCCACTGCAAGCACGGGCACGAGCTCACCGAGAGCAACGTCCGCACGATCACCCGATCAGACGGCTACGCCGAGCGCATCTGCCTCGCATGCCGCCACCAGAACCACCAGAACCAGGCCGCACGGCGCAAGGCCGCTCGGCACGATCGCGGACTCGTCCGCACCGGAAGGAACTACTCATGAGCGGCGAGACCGTTATCACTGTCGTCGGGAACCTGACCGCCGACCCGGAGCTGCGGTACACGCAGGGCGGTCTGGCCGTCGCGAACTTCACGATCGCGTCCACCCCGCGGGCGTTCGACAAGCAGTCGAACGAGTGGAAGGACGGGGAGGCGCTGTTCCTGCGGGCGTCGGTCTGGAAGGAGTACGCGGAGAACGTCGCCGGGACGCTGACGAAGGGCAGCCGCGTCATCGCGACCGGTCGTCTCAAGCAGCGCTCGTACGAGACGAAGGAGGGCGAGAAGCGCACGTCAATCGAGCTCGAGGTGGACGAGATCGGCCCCTCGCTTCGGTACGTGACTGCGCAGGTGGTGCGGAGCGCCGGTGAGCGTTCGTCTGGCGGCCGTTCGGGTGGCTTCGGCAACACCGGAGGGGGTCAGCAGTCCTCGGGCTTCAGCGGGGCGCAGGCCGGCGGCGCCAGCTGGCCGGCCACGAACAACGACGAGACCTCGTTCTGATGGGCGAGGGGAAGGACCTCGACCAGATGACGCCCGCAGAGCTTCGCGCTCACTACCTGCCGGACGCCGATTGGCGGGCGGAGGAGCTCGCACGACGGTTCAAGCCCTGCGGTCACTCGGCGCTGGGCTGCATGAACGGCGTGCGCCCCTGCTGCATCGACTGTGACCACGGCACCTACTGGCGAGTGCTGAACACCCCGAAGCCCGATGAGGAGACCCGATGACGAACACCGAACAGCTCGACCTCGACGCGATCGAGGCACGCGCCGCCTGGGCCGGGTACGCCGGAGCGATGGACGTGAAGGCCGTCCTCTCCCGATTCCAGATCGCCCGCGAAGACGTGCCTGCGCTGCTCGCCCGGGTGCGCACCGCGGAAGCCGAACGCGACGAGACGGCGGAGGAGTGGGAGTACGCCGCGGAGGCGAACGGGATTCTCGTCCCGATGGGCGAGGACCAGCGCATCTTCCGCGGGGAGACTCTGCGCCGCCGCCGCCCCGCTGGCCCGTGGGAGCCCGTCCCGCCCACCCGCGAGACCGAGGAGCAGCCGTGAAAAAGTCGGACGTGACAATGCTGGGGCCGCGGAAGCTGCGGGCCGTAGCGGCTGACGATGGCACCGCAATGCCCTACGAGGAGGCGGACGCCGCATTCAAGACGCACTGGGCTCAAGCGCGTCTCGCCTACCTCACCCTGATCGAGTCGGTGAGCGGGCATTGGGTCAAGGACCTCATCCGCCCAAGTCGGTCCATGAAGGCGGCTGACATTCGCCGTATCCGCAACGACGTCCAGCAGATCGCCACCCGGGCAAACGCTCTTGTCGTAGAGCTGGAAGCTGCCCTTGACGTGATGGGCCGCGCGAACCGGCGCCCTATCCCGACCACCCCCGAGGAGAACCGATGACAACCGCTCAGCAGCTCGCCCTCCTCGCCCGGGAGGAGCCGGTCATGCCGTGCGCCCGCCTGCACGCGGCCCGCGGTCGCCACCTCGACGGGTGCGACACCGACTGCGCGGGCTGCCTCCCCGCGGCCGCCCGCTACGGGCTCCTCTGCGGCCCCTGCTACTCCCGGATCCGCTACTGGCTCCGCTACGGCCACGAACTCGTCATGCACGCGTTCACCCTCCGACACCCGTCGCTCGGGTCCGCGCTCGGGAGGACCGACGTCCGCGTCGACTCGTCCCGCGCGTGGCAGCTGCCGTTCAACGAGAACGCGGTCGAAGCGACGGACCTGTTCTTCGGGCAGCTCGCCGACGTCGTCAAGAACCACGCGACGGAGCTGCGCATCGCCCCGCCCGGGTTCCTGTTCGACATGTGGCGGAAGGACCAGGACGTTCCCGGGTTCCCGCGTCACACGGACCTCGGGAAAGCGGACGTGCTCCTGTCCGAGCTGGTTCGGTTCGAGCTCACCCACGGGCCGAAGATCGCCGCGCTACCCACGGTCACCGTCTGGTACGAGGAGCTCGAGCAGATGGTCCGAACCCTGAGAGGCCGCTTCCCTGTCGAAGCACCACCCACCCGGCCCCGCTCCGTCCCCTGCCGGGTGTGCGGGCAGCACCAGCTCGAGATCACCCGCACCGTCGAGAGCGAGTCGATCCGGTGCCGGTACTGCCACTGGACGCCGGAGACACCGGCGGTCACGGACGAACTCATCACCGAAGGAGCAGCAGCATGACCATCCAGGACCCGTATGTCGGCGAGATCTTCCAGGACCGCGACCCGCGCATGAGCGGCCGGCGCGTGCGGATAGTCGGCCTGCACAAGCACCAGACCCTCACGACGGCCCAGATGAACCACAAGCCGAGGCTGGGTGGCGAGCCGCGCGTATTCGAGGCGGTCCCCGTCGATGAGCACGGACGGCAGAACTGGCACATCCCGACTCGCCTGTCGACTCGAACGATCGACACGAAGTTCCGGAAGGTGTCGCGCTGATGAGGGCCGCTCTGCTCGTCCTCGCAGCTGCCACCGCTGCTGCCTCCGCGCTCGCCGGCCTCCACATCGCAGCCGGCGACCCCGGCATCGCCTACAGCACGAACGGAGGCTGACGATGGCCGATCGCATTCACGTTGCCACAGCCGCCGAGAGCGTCCTCCGCGAGCACGCCGGGACTCTCGACGAGGCGGTCGCGCACCTCAGCCACATCACCGCGACGAAGGCCGAGCTCTGGGACGCGGTCGCCTACCTCGCATGCCAGGTCGGCGCCTACCAGCGGATTTCGAACACCGACGCGACGCTCGCGCTCAGCAACATCCGGGCCGTGCTCAAGGACTACGACGACTCCCGCGTCCGGAAAGACGCACTCGCCACGACGAAGGAGAACCAGCCATGACCGAACCCCTGACCCCGGACGCCGTGCGCGCCCTCCTCGCGGAAGCCGAGAGCGAAGCCCATCGCTGGGACGCCGACCTCCGCGATCTTGTCCGCCGCCTGGCTGCCGCTCTCGCCGCGGCACAGTCGGAGCTCGACGCGACCGATGTCGACGTCGAGTGGATCGAATCGACCTTCGATCGGGGCAAGACGGCAGGCGCCGCCGCGCTCCGGAAGGCGCTCCTCGCTCACGTGAAGGAAGACGGGATGCTGGACCAGAACGTCGTCGCCACACTCGACGTCTCCCTCGAGCGGACCGACGACGAGGAGCGCGTCGAGCGCGGCCGCAACAACGCCCGAAAGCTGAGCGACTGGCTCTGGCGGAACGGATACCACCTTGGCTCCGAGCCCGATGTCGCGCTGATCGCCCTCCACGCGCTCGAAGCGCTCGCCTCGCGCACCGTAGAGACGGCGGAGGAGTGGGAAAAGGGAGTCGGCATCGGAGGCACGGGGTACATCGCACCGACCGGAAGCGTCCTCGGACGATCAGCCGTTCGGAACGGGGAAGCCGTGGGCCGATACCGGCGGCATCCTCGCATCAACGCCGGCCCCTGGGAGCCCGTCCCGCCCACCCCCGAGGAGGGCGACCGTGGCTGAGCAGCAGGAGGTCCGCATCCTCACCGTCCGCCAACCGTGGGCGGCCGCCATCATCCACAACGGGAAGGACGTCGAGAACCGCCCCCGCAACATCGCCGGCAGCTACCGAGGACCCGTGGCGATCCACGCGGGCCTCACGATCGACCGTGACGCGTGGGACGACCTCGAGGCGGGATGGTCGCTCGCCCGGGGGGTCCCGCGCATCGACGGCGCGGGACTCGACGCTCTCAAGCTCCGCGGCGTGATCCTTGGCGTAGTCGATCTCGTGGACGTGCATACAGCCGGTACCTGTTGGGAGAGGGAGAAGCGGCGCCTCATCGAGATGCACTCGTCCGATCGAGCAGCGTTCGACGCGATCCCCGACCAGGGCGGTGGCGGACTGGTCGGGCGGTTGCGCTTCTGCTCCCCGTGGGGCCAAGACGAACAACAGCACCTCGTGCTCGCCAACCCACGGCCCCTCGCGACGCCGATCCCGTACCGAGGCGCGCTCGGCCTCCGGAAGCTGCCCTCCGACATCGCCGCGGCCGTCCTAGCCCCGCCGTTCCCCCCGATCGGCACCCTCGTCACCCGCACGACGACCACCGGCGGGAAGGCGCGCACCACCGTCCCCTGGGAAGGCCAAGTCACCGCCCACCTGAAGACGAAGGTCCGCGTCCGCTGGGACAGCCAGAACGGGCGCCGCACCGTCGCCCTCCTCGACCACTACCCCCACGACATCCAGGAGGCCACACCATGACCGACACCCCGGGCCCGCGTATCGAAGCGGTCGCCAAGCTGCTGTTCACCGGCGTGGTGTGGGGATACAACGCTGGCGACTGGGAGGAGGCGCCCGGGGACAAGCGCATCCTCCTCGACCAGCAGCAGTGCCTCATGGCCGCGGAAGACGTGCTCCGCGGGATCGACCAGGCGGCGGTCATCGCCTCCGAGGAAGCCCTCGCAGCCCTCCCTGTCGGCTCGGTCATCCGCGACGGCATCGGCACCCTCGAACGCATGGACCACCCCGAGTTCATGTGGCGGCAGATGGGCGGCCCTGACTGCGCACCCCATCACGGCGTCACCCTCCCCGCGCGTCTCCTCTGGACGCCCGAGACATGACCGAGGGGGTGTACTCGGTTCGCGGTGCAGCACGACGAGTGCACCGTCACCGCCGAACGATTCAGAGGTGGATCAACCACGGCATGCCCCATCGCCGCCTCGGCTCACACCAGGTCGAGATCGACGAGGCAGACCTCACCCTCTGGCTACGGAAAGCTCTCATCGCCCAGAAATCGGCCCGATTTCGCCCGAAGATTTGACAGGCACGGTGTGTCGCCATCTACCTTGATGATCACCACGAAACCCACCCCCGAGCCACGCGCTCCCCGGGTGGGTTTCGTCGTATGCGGGCGGGTGCCGCCACAGAGTCGCCACGACAGCGGCGCGACACCCGCCCACAACAGTCCGTCGGCATGGCCCGCTTGATCGCGGACCCACTACCGGCCCCAGGGATGCGACTGGGTCACCAACGCTGCATCGTCCCGGCCCGCTGACCACCGAGCCCACTGTGTCCAGAGCGCAGCCGAGGCCGGGACCACCTACCTTGAGGGAGCATCCATGTACGAGCCCATCCGCGGCACCCGCTACGACGCCGACACGCCCCAGGCCGAGGCCGCCCGCTCCCGGGTCGCTCGCCTCGCTGCCGACCCGGACGAGCGCGCGAAGGCTGCCGAGAACGACAATGCCGCCCGCCTGTGAAGCTGTGCTCCTGGATCGGCCACCGCTGGGGCCGCTACCTCGGGAACCACAACGGCGCCTATGGCTCCTGGCAGCAGTACACGACCTGCCAGCGTTGCGGGAAGGTCAAGACCGACGGCGTCTGGTTCGGCCCGCTCTACACCGAGCGCTGCTCCTCTAACGGTGGCCACTGACCCGCACGGCACCCCACCCAACCGGTTGCAGCGTCGCGCCGACGGTGGCGGACGTGCGCCCAACCTGAAAGACTCCGGGACCATGAGCAACCCCGCGCCCGGCTGGTACCCCGACCCGACGCAAGCCGCCACCCAGCGCTACTGGGACGGCACAGCATGGACCGAGCAGCGGGCCCCGCTCGCACCGACACTCGTGCAGGTCGCACCACGGAGCAACGGCGCCTCACTCGCCGCGCTCCTCCTCGGCTGCGCCGGCCTGTTCTTCGTCCCCATCCCCCTCGGCATCGGACTCCTCCTCGGAGGCGGCCCCGCCGTCCTCGCCATCATCTTCGGCATCACCGGACTCAACCGAGCCCACACCCTCGGCCGCGGATCCCTCACCGGAACCATCGGCCTCATCCTCGGCTGCCTCACCGTCCTCCTGATCTTCACCGGCGCCGGCACCATCTGGTAGCACCGCCCGCACCACCACCGAACGCCTCCGACCACACCAGGCCGGGGGCGTTCCGCATTCCCGGAGGTCACCGTGGATCTCACCCCGATCGGCTACGACGCCATGGGCGCCCCGCTCTACCAACACCAGCTCGAGGAGGACACCGATGGCAACGATCAAGCCTGACGCCGTCGCCGACCCTCGCCCCGGCAGCCGCGGCTACTTCAAGTTCTACTGGTGCTACGGCGAGGGTAGGAAGCGATGGGTGGGTCTGCCGCATCCGTTCACCGCGCTGAAGACCGCGCTACGCGGCAAGGTGCCCGCCTCGTACATCAACCGCGTCGTCGCCGCCTGGTTCGAAGAGGTCTACGGCTACCCGCCCAGCGCGAGGCAGGGCGTCAACCCGGTCGGTAAGGGCTGACCGTGGCGCCCTGCTGGGAGACCCGCGAGCCCGCCGGCAGCGACGAGCAGCACATCCTGCCCATCGACGACCTGATCGCGCACCAGCCGAACGACTGCGCTTGCGGCCCCACCCCCGAAGCCGTCCCGCACGACGACGGCAGCTTCGGCTGGCTGGTCACCCACCACAGCCTCGACGGACGCGAGCTCACCGAGCCCGACTACGCCGGCACGAGACCACCGGAGGGCTGATGCCGACACCCGAGGACGTCGAGCACATGGCCGGCGTGTACGAGCCGTCACGCGGCTATGGCTTCCAGCTGCAGGACCGCGTCGACCCCGCGGCGGCGGCTGCCCTCCGCGCCATCGTCAAGCAACTCGACCGAGGAGGTGACCGGTGAGCACCCACACCGTGACCCTCCACGACTGGGAGGCCGACGACTACGTCCCGCACGAGGTCCGCGTGCTCATGCATCCCGACGTCGAGCAACTCCGCGCCTGGCGAGCCGACCACCTCAACGACCCCACCCGGCAGGCAGTCGCGACTACCACTTCGGAGAACGGCGTCCACGAGATCCACCTCGCCGCCGACTCCCTCTGGCTGTCGATCATCGCCCACGAGGTCACCCACTGGGCGCTCTTCGTCTACGCAGACACCGTCCTCAAGCAGCTCCCCCACGCCACCGCCCGGGCGCACATCACGAACCACGACGAGACGCTCGCCGAACTCGTCGGCAACACCACCGCCCGGATCCTCTACGGCCTCGAGCAGCTCGGCTACACACTCGACCCCGAGACCTGATGCCTACCGGATGGCGCGGTTCCACCCGCAAGCAGACACTCCCCACCGACTGGCCCACCATCCGCCGGCACGTCCTCGAACGCGACGGCCACCGCTGCCAGCACGTCCGCTACGACACCGGCCGCATCTGCGGGGCGAGAGCAACCGACTGCGACCACCTCGGCGATCCGAACGACCACAGCCCCGGCAACCTCGCTTCGAAGTGTGGACACCACCACGACGAGAAGACCAACCGTGAAGCCGGCTACGCCTCGGGCACTGCACGCCGAGCCAAGCGCGACGCCGCCAAGCCGCAACACCCGGGCCTGCTCACCGACCTCGAGCAGCGCATCCGAGACGACCCACCCGCCCCCTTCTGATAAGCCCGGCGCTTATATCCGCCGGATATAAGCCGGCAGCTTCTAGCCGGGCGGACCATCTCGGCAGTCCCACCTGCCCCGCACGACCGGATCACTCACGCGGCCACGGGTCAGCACGACGAGATCCGCACCCACCCACCGACACGAAGGACACCCGCTCATGTCCCAGCCCACGAAGTACCGCAAGAAGCCCGTCGAGATCGAAGCTGCCCAGTTCGACGGCAGCGTCGAGTCCAGCAACCGGATCCTCGGATGGATCGGCAGCCACGACGGCACGGCCGTCCGGCGGACCAGCGAACCCCGCATGCTGATCGACACCCTCGAGGGCACCATGTCCGCCAACCCGGGCGACTTCATCATCCGCGGGGTGCAGGGAGAGTTCTACCCCTGCAAGCCCGACATCTTCGCGGCCACGTACGACCTCAGCGGCGCCGCCGGCGGGGTCGCGACTCACCCGGTCGTCGTTGCCGAGAACGACAGGCCGGAGCGGATCGTCCCGCTCGCCGTCGACCGGAAAGCCGCCGACACCCGCCTCGCCGACCGACAGGCGGTCATGGTGACCCGGGAGCAGCTGCTCGAACGCCTTCGCATCGGCGGCATCGACTACCACCGCAAGCACGACAAGCAGTGGCGCGACAACCCGTGGAAGGACGGCATCAACGTCGACCTCGACGAGCAGGACGTCCTCGACCACCTGGTCGACTTCATCCTCGACGCCCCCGACCCGCAGCTCACCACCGAAGAAGACGAGCGCTGACAAATGGCGACCACCACCATCCGCACGGTCAGCGGCGACACCACAGTCGAGTTGCATGTGGACAACGACGACCTCGTCACCTGGGCCGGCGACCCCATCGCAACCCGAGGCGACCTGCACACCCTCGTCGACGCCACCATGGCCACCGCCCGCGCCCTCGGCTACACCACCACCGAGCTGCACGAAGCCATCGCCAAGCAGATCGCCGTCGACGAAGAACGACGCATCCACGGCTAACCCGCCACCCAACCGACCCCCCGGGCCACCACCCCTCCCCCCACCCACCACGAGGGCCCGCTTCGCGTTCTGCTGGACGCGGTGCGCAGGAGTCTGAGGGGTTTTGCGCCCCGGAGTACCCGGGGGCGGTTCTCGCCCGTCCTGACGCCGTTCACCGGCTCTGAGGGCATGGTCCGTGGGGGCCTCGCCGACTGACTCTTTGAGGCTGCCCGTCACGGGTGCGCTCGCCACCGACATGGAGGCCCTTATGCCTGGACGCGGTCCCGCTCCCGCCGAGTCGCACACTCGCTCCCGGAACGACAAGCAGACGACGCAGCTGGTGTCGGATGGGAAGAAGCGGGGTCCGAACCTGCCGCCTCTGTGGGTGGCGGGGAAGCGCTCGGAGTGGCACTCGCAGACGAAGAAGTGGTGGGCGTCGTGGAGGACTTCGCCGCAGGCGCTGCGGATGATGACGGCGCCGGACTGGGAGTACCTGCTGGTGACGGCTCGGGTGCATCACGAGTTCTGGACGTCTGGTCGGTGGGAGCTCGCGGCGGAGCTTCGGCTGCGTGAGGCAAAGTTCGGTGCGACTCCGGAGGACCGGTCGCGACTGCGGGTGGAGATCGGAACGGGCCTGCCGAATGCGACGCCGGGTTCGACGGTGGCCGCGTCGGCGGGGAACGTGACGTCGATCGATGCTGACCGCCGCAAGCGGGTCTCGTCGGCGGCTGGCTGATGCCGCGCCGGCTGATCACGGCGCCGGGGCATAGCAGGGAGCGGTCGCTCGGTCATCTGGGCACGTGGTGGCTCGAGACGTTCACGCTGCATGGCGCGGGCGCGATGACGGGTCAGCGGGTGCAGCTCAACGATGAGCAGTACGGGTTCGTCCTCGACGTGTACGCGCTCGACGGTGACGGGAAGCGGCTGTACGACTCGGCGTTCTTCTCACGGCCGAAGGGCTGCGACAAGTCGGGGCTCGCGGCGAAGCTGTCGCTGCTCGAGGCGTTCGGCCCGTGCCGGTTCGACGGTTGGGCGCGGGGCGGCGAGACGTACGAGTACCTCGGCCGCGTGTACACCTACTCGGCCGGCGAGCCCATGGGGCGGACGATCACCGCGCCGATGGTGCGGATCCTCGCGACGGAGGAGGAGCAGACCGGGAACACGTTCGGGACGATCTACTTCAACCTGACCGACTCGCGGGCGCCGCTGTTCGATCTGCTGGCGTGGGGTGTGCAGCCGGGGCTGTCGAAGATCGTCATCCCTGGCGGCGGGCAGATCGTCCGCTCGACGTCGGGTGCGGCGTCGAAGGATGGCGGTCTCGAGACGTTCGTCGTGTTCGACGAGACGCACCTGTACGTCACTCCGCAGTTGCGGGCGATGTACCAGACGGTGACCGACAACCTGGGCAAGCGTGCCGGGGATGCGGAGCCGTGGTACCTCGAGACGACGACGATGTTCGGGCCCGGCGAGGAGTCGGTGGCTGAGGGCACGTACGAGCTCGCGGACGCGATCGCGGAGGGGAAGGCACGCCGCTCGCGGCTGCTGTTCGATCACCGGTACGGGGAGATCTCGCACGAGGACTGGCGCGACGAGGAGAAGCTCGCTGACGCGTTCCGTGAGGCGTACGGCGATTCGCTCGCCTGGAACCCCGTCGAGATGCTCCTCAACCGGGCGTACGACCCGCGCCGGCCTGTCGCGCGCACTCGCCGGATGCGCCTCAACTCCGTCACGGAAGGCGAAAACGCGTGGATCGAGATCGAGGCGTGGAAGGCGCGCGGACACGGTCGGCTCGCCGTCGATCGGAAGCCGCCCGCACCGCTCAAGCGCGGCGACGTCGTCACGCTCGGGTTCGACGGATCCGGGACCAATGACGCGACCGCGCTGATCGCGTGCCGCGTCTCCGACCGGTACCTGTTCCCACTCCTCATCGAGGAGAAGCCGGACATGCCCGGCCATGACGGCTGGGAAGTCGACCGGCCGACGGTCGATGCCGCGGTCGCGCGTGCGTTCGAGAAGTACTCGGTGGTCGGGTTCTACGCGGACCCGCCGCTCTGGCAGGACTACGTCGACGCGTGGGCGAACGAGTACGGCCCACAGCTGAAGGTCCACGCGTCCGGGAAGCACTCGGTCGGCTGGTGGACGAAGCGGGACGTGCAGATGGCGCTCGCGCTCGAGCGCCTGCACACCGCTGTAGCACTCGGGACGATGGCGCACGAGGACCTGACCGACCTCGGTCGGGCACTCACCCGGCACGTCCTGAACGCCCGGCGCTGGTCTCGCCGGGGAGGCACGGTCATCGGCAAGGAGAAGAAGAACTCGCCGAAGAAGATCGACGCCGCGGTGGCTGCCGCGCTCGCGTTCGAGGCAGCCGCGGACTACGCGGCGAAGAAGCAGCCGGACAAGAAATCGATGGTGCCGTTCGCGGTCAGATAGGAGGCCGGCGTGCTCACGGAGACGGGTGTTCCAGGGACCGATGACTGGTGGCTGATGCGGCTGGCGGCGGAGTACGGGAAGGGGCTGCCGAGGCTGAAACGTCTCGACGGGTACCGGGACGGCACGTCGGCGGTTCCGGTGATGGCGACGGGTGAGATGCGGGAGGCCTACCGGCAGTTCGTGTCCCGCTGCCGCCTGAACATGGCGGAGCTCATCTCGACGTCGCGCACGAACCGGATGCGTCCGATCGGGTTCCGCACGGCGGCGCCGGGCGACAAGAACGGTGACGCGGCCGCGATGCGGACGTGGAAGCGGTCGAACATGAAGGTCGGCGCCCGCGACTGGTTCGGCTACATGGCCGACTACGGCGTCGGGTACCTGACCGTCACCGGCCCGCAGACGCCGTCCGCGGCCGCCGAGCCGATCATGATCCCCTCCTCGCCGTGGACGACGATCACCTCGCAGTACGCGGCTCGCCCGTGGGTGTCGGAAGCGGCGCTGCAGGTCGGGCACGACGCGATCGCCGGCCGCGACATGATGACCCTGTCGCGCGACGGGTACATGCGCATCGCGGTCCGCGCCGCGCGCGCGTCGACGTTCCCGACGAACGGCTCCCGGTGGAACCCGGGCCGCGACTGGGAGTGGCTGACCGACCGGATCCCGCTCGGCTACACCGACGACACGACCGTCGTGCAGCTCGCGATGAAGGACGGGAAGGCGGTCTACGAGGACCACACCGACCACCTCGACCGCATCAACGGGACGATCCTCGACCGGTGCACGATCATCGCGATGCAGGCCTTCAAGCAACGTGCGATCAAAGGCGACATGCCCGAGTTCTACCCCGACGACTACCAGGACGAGAGCCTCCGCGGGAAGAAGATCAACTACGACGGACTCTTCAAGGCTGGCCCGGCGGCGCTCTGGATGCTTCCCGAGGACGCGGAAGTGTGGGAGTCGACCACCACGGACATCACTCCCGTGCTGACGGCCGAGGAGCGGGACATCCGGCACCTCGCGGCGGTCACCTCGACGCCGCTGTACGTGCTCAGCCCCGACGCGGCTGCGGGTAGTGCTGCTGGTGCTGGCCTCGCGAAGGAGATGAACGTCTCCGCGACCGAGGACATGATGGACCGCGCTGAGGGTGCGATCGCGCTCGCCCACTCGAAGGCTTTCCGCGGCATGGCAGATCCTGTCCGTGCGGAGGTCGGCGAGATCGAGACGATCTGGGCGACCCTCGACTCCTCGCAGTGGCTGCAGAAGGCGCAGGCGGGCCAGGCGGCGAAGGACACCATGCCGCGCCGCATGATCTGGGAGAAGGTCTACGGGCTCTCCCCCGCGGAGATCGAGCAGGCTGAGCAGGACGCCTCCGACGAGTCGCTCCTCGAAGCGGTGTAGCGGATGGCGGACGCGAAGCTCGCCCGCCTGACCGAGCAGCACGCGAAGAAGCGGGACTCGCTGATCGTCGAGCTGCTGAAGCTCCTGTTCACGGGGTGGGGGGCGTTCGATCAGTGGCGGAGCGAGCCGCTGCTCAACGGGCAGTCCGCGGCCACGGCTTCCCGGGTGCTGACGGCGCTGACGCAGGTGCGCCGCCTCGAGCGCTCGTACCTGCAGGTGGCTCTGCGGGAGATGGACGCGCTACCCGAGAAGCTGCCACCGCTGCTCGACTTCTACCCGCGATCGGGCGTCTCACCTCTCGAGGTGTACCGGCGCCCCGTCGAGCAGTACGGGTACGCGCTCTCGCAGGGCGCGACGGCGGCAGAAGCGCAAGACGTCGCCGAGCGGCGCCTGTCGGACCTCGTCGAAGCCGACGTCATGCTCACCGAGCGGGACGAGGCGTTGCGCGTGTACGCGGCCGCCGCGAAGGTTTCCGCGTACCGGCGAGTCATCCACCCCGAGCTGTCGAAGTCGGGGACGTGCGGACTGTGCGTCGTCGCGTCGAAGAACGTCTACTCCACAGACGAGCTGCTCCCGCTTCACCGCGGGTGCAACTGCGACACGCTGCCGATCACCGCGAAGGACGACCCCGGCTTCCGCCTGAACGACGAGGACCTGCAGACGGTCTACGCGGCTGCCGGCGGGAACTCGGCGGCGGAGCTGCTGAACACACGCGTCACCGTTAACGAGCACGGCGAGCTCGGGCCTGTCCTCGTGAAGCAGGGCGACAAGTTCCGCGACCCGAGCGACGTCGGGAGGAAGCCGTACGCGGCCCCGACGGAAGAGAACCTGCGCACGGACCGGCAACGGTCCCGCGACGTCGCCGCTGACGCTCTCGCGGCCGCGGAGGCGGCGCTCAGCGCCTACGACGGCGACAACCCGAACGCGTCCACAACAGGGACGCGGGAACGCACCCAACTCTTCGTAGCCACTAAGCGGCTGCGTGACTACCTCGCGGCTCTCGATCGTCAGATCGCGTCCGCGTGACCCTGCTGGCCGCCGCCATGGCGACCGGCGCACTCATCCGACACGGAGGACAACCCGCTCATGTTCGTACTCGATGCCTTCGGGCGCCGCATCAACCGTCTCCCCCGACTCCGGTTCGTCGACCCGCCGGAGGGCGGCGACCCGAACCAGGGCCCCGATCTCGGCTTCCCGAAGGACACCGCGCTCGAGCAGATGACGGTCGAGCAGCGGGAAGCGTACTGGAAGTACCAGGCGCGGAAGCACGAGAAGACCGCGAAGGCTCGCGACAACTACGACCAGCTGAAGGCCGACTCCGAGGAGCTCGCGCGCGTCCGTCAGGAGAGCGCGACTGACCAGGAGAAGGCCCTCGATGAGGCTCGCCGCGAGGGCGAGAACCTCGGCGCGGAGCGCTACCTCAAGGACGCCGTCGTCGGCGCCCTGCGGGCGCTGACCGGCATCAAGCTCCCCGACGGAGACGACGACGACCCCATCGTCGAAGCGCTGTCCGTCGTGGACGTGAAGAAGTTCACGAACACCGCTGGTGACATCGACCACCAGAAGCTCGCCAAGTGGGCGGGCGCCACCTTCGGCAAGGACGGGAAGGGCGGCACGTCCTCCTCCACGACCGACCCGGTGCGTGCGGCTCTCGAGCGGCAGCGCCAGAGCACCAGCTCGTCCGGCTCCATCGCTGACCGTCGCAAGGCGGTTCGCGAGGAGCTCACCCAGAAGAAGACCAACGCCTGAGGAGGCACACCATGACGGATCTCACGATCCAGACCACCCCCGCCGCGGGGAGCGAGGACTACTCCTGGCTCGCCGGCGACGACGGCGCGTTCGAGACCGCGCAGAGCGGAACCCTGCGCATCGCGTCGCTGACCAGCGGCACCCACTACGACGCGACCACCAAGTCGGTCCCCGCCGGCGTCGCGGTCGCGAAGATCACCAGCGGTACCGGCCTCGGCCAGTACGCGCCGTTCGACTCCGCCGCGACCAACGGACAGCAGGTCCTCGCCGGCTTCACGGCCCGCCCGATCGCGCTCCTGCGCGACAGCGGTGTCCTCTCGACGACCGTGCTCTTCGCGCGCGTCGTCTCCGCGGTCATCCGGCCGTCGGCTCTCCCGGTGGCTGCGCACCGCACCATCGACCGCACGACCGCGACGAGCGGCAAGTTCGCCTTCGTGGCGTAAGGAAGGACCGTCATGGCTACGTACAACGACGACTACATCTCCGCCTCGGAGCTCACCGCGGAGGCGCGCGGCGCGGCCGACGCGGTCACCGCGGACGACGCACTCTCGGCGTTCCTCCCGGACCAGGAGAACGACACCCTCGACTACGACCTCGACGCGGAGACCCTCGGTCTGGCGCGCGCGGCCACGTTCCGCTCGTACGACGCGACCGCGCCGTTCGGCCGGGAGCGGTCGGTCGGCACCAAGAAGGGCAGCCTGCCGGCGGCGAGCATCAAGCTCCCCCTGGGCGAGCTGCAGCAGCTGCGCCTGCGGGGCGCGTCGAACGACACGATCGCCGCCGCCCTGGTGCGGAAGGCGCGCGTCAACGGGCAGTCGATCGCCGTCCGCGCGATCCTCGCCCGCGGTGAGGCGATCTCGACCGGCAAGGTCACGCTCAACGAGAACGAGATCGTGCAGACGATCGACTTCGGGCGTCCCGCCGGCCACACCGTCGCCGCGGCCGCCCCGTGGACGTCGCCGACGGCGAAGCCCCTCTCGGAGATCCGCGCCTGGCAGACGACCTACGCGGCCGCGAACGGACAGCGCGCGCAGTCGGCGACGTTCTCGTCCGACATCCTCACCGCGCTCGCGACGAACCCCGAGGTCATCTCCGTCGCCGTCGGCCGCGGCAGCGACCTGCCGTCGTTCATCACCGACGACCAGGTCTTCGCGACGCTCCGCTCGGTCGGGATCATCGACCCGATCGTCTACGACAAGCAGGTCGAGGACGTCGCCGGCACCATCCGCCGCGTCGTCGCCGCCGACCTGTTCGTGCTCGGGCCCGCCCGTCAGGGCACCCTGGCGCTCGACGGCGGCCCGCTCGGTTCGACCCAGTGGGGCATTCCCGCCGAGTCGTTCCAGCCGAGCTACGGCCTCAGCGACGGCGACCAGGCCGGCATCTTCGCCGGCGCGTTCTCGCACACCGACCCCGAGGGCATGTACGTGCTCGCGTCGTCGATCTTCCTCACCGTCCTCCGCAACGCGAAGGCGACGTTCGCGGCGGACGTGCTCTGATGGGCCGCGTCCTGAAGCACGACGTGCACGTCGTCCACGACCGGAACCAGGTGACCGTGCTTCGCGCGGGCGACGAGGTCCCGGAGAAGTTCGCGGCGCTCGTCGTCAACGAGAAGGCGTTCGTGGAGACCGCCGAGGACGAGACGACCGCGACCGCCGCCACGGAGGTCGCCCCCGCCGGCGCGATCGTCGAGACCACGGGCGGGGACGACACGACTGCGCTGGTGGCGCCCTACGACGAGAAGCTGTCCAAGGACGCCCTCGTCGCCGAGCTCACCCGCCGCGAGCTCCCCACCTCGGGCAACAAGCCCGAGCTGATCGCCCGCCTCGAGGCCGACGACCGCGACAAGGCGGCCGGCGGCCCCGACGACACCGAGGAGTAGCCGATGGCGTCCGTGACCGTGTCGTACGACGACGTCGAGAGCCGCGCCCTCGGGTTCGACCTCGGCTCCCGATTCACCGAGGAACAGGTGAAGACGCAGATCACGGACGCCGTCGACGACGCCGACGGGCTGTGGGGCTCCAAGATCGAGGAGCGCCTCACCTCGGGTCGCCTCACCGCGAACCGGTACAAGCGCGTGATCGCCGACGCCGTGCTGCGCGTCCTCCGCAACCCCGAGGGGTACACGTCGGAGAGCGACGGCACGTACGGCTACGGCAAACGCGCGGACGTCGCTTCCGGCTCGCTGTTCTTCACGGACAGCGACCGGGAGCGACTCACCGGGTCCGTGTCCGGGATGATTCCCGGCACGGTGTCGATGCGCCTCGACCAGAGGATCCACTGATGGGGCTGCTCGACAACCCGCGCCACGTGGTGACCGTGCAGCTGCAGAAGCGGGTGAAGATGGCCGCCGGCTACGAGTACCAGCCCGAGGGCGCCCCGATCACTGTCCGCGGCAACCTGCACCCGATGTCCGCCGACGGGTCTCGAGCGTATGGGCTGCAGGAGGTCGTCTCTCAGCAGCTGAACACGAAGGAGCCTTGGCCCGGTGACGCACACTCGATCGTCACGACGAGTGATGGACGCCGGTGGGACTGCGTGGGCGTGCAGGAGTTCGACATGTCTCCTGGTACCGCGCATCGCGAGGTCGTCCTGAAACTCAGGGTCGGCTGATGGCAGTCGTGAACAAGAGCGCCGGGATCATCGCCGCTCGCATGGCCGGTCAGCACTCTGCGATGGACTTCGCCGCGTCGATCCTCGCTGGCAGGGCGAAGATGAACGCGGCGCGGGTCCGCGACACCGGCGCGACTCTCGCGGGCATTTCTGTCGAGTCCGTCCGCGGCCGCAGCGGCGTTCAGGACCGGCTCGTCGTCATGTCTGGCGAGGGCGCCGTGTCCATCGAGTTCGGGCACTCGATCCTCAGGATCAGCCGCTCGAGAGGCGGCCGCCGCGCTTCCGCGAGTGTCATCCACGTCCCAGGCAAGCACATCATGCGCAACGCGCTCAGGGACATGCCGGAGGTGAAGTGATGCTCGACGTCGACGCCCTCATGTTCCAACTGCTCGACGAGTCGGTCGACGGCCTCACCATCATCGACGAGGTCGACGCCGCCACCGCGGATCCCTTCGATCTGCCCTACGCGGTGTACTCCGTGGACGGCGACGGCCAGCAAGCGAACGGGCCCGGCGCGTACTCGCTGATCCTCGACGTGCAGCTGTTCGCCGCCTCGAAGTCGCAGGCACGGGCGTTCGCGCGTCAGGTGTACGACCTCGTGCACACGTGGGAGGTGCCAGGCATCGGCGTCATCGAAGAGCTCGGCTGTGGAGTCGAGGCCGTCGACGACATCCGGCTCCCGTCGCGAGTCGCGGCACCCCTGATCCCGGACACGGATCTCGCGCAGTACAGCAGCTCGTTCGGGCTGCTCGTCAGCTCTCTGTAGCTGTACCCGCTTCGCCGCCCGGGTTCCGGTGCCGGCTCACTTCATCACGCCTGAGGAGGCACCCCATGGTCGACCGCAAGAAGCTGGTCATCCCCGGCAACGGCACGATGTTCACTGCCGACCGTTCCGCACTGCTCCCCCCGAACCCGCTCGCCGCGTTCTCCCTGTCCGGTGCCATTCCGGCCGGGTGGGAGCGGCTCGGGCACACGTCGAAGGCCAACACCGCGGCGTTCTCCCGCGAGGGCGGCGAGGCGGAGTCGCTGAGCACCTGGCTCGAGGACAACGTCGACACCGTCTACTCGTCGGTGTCGTGGACGCTGGGCATCAACGCCCTGCAGATCGACAAGCCCACCCTGGACCTCGCGTTCGGTGGATTCCTCGACGCCGACGGCGGCTACGTCATCCCCGGGATGAACAACGGCGTCGAGAAGCAGTGGTTCCTGCTGATGCAGGACAACACCGGCAAGCTCGGCTTCTGGTCGGAGAACTCCTCGATCACCGGCGGGGACGCCCCGTCGATCGACACGGCGAACTTCTTCGAGATGCCGCTTTCGGCGTCGATCCGGTCCGCGGACGCGACGAAGATCCCCGCGACCGAGGATGGCCGCGCCGGGATCATGAAGCTCTACAAGACGGGCCTCGGCAAGCCGGTCGTCACGGTCACGGATCCGGTCGCGTCCGCGCCCGCCGCGTCGACCGTGAAGATCACGGGCCGCAACCTGACGCTCACCACCGAGGTCAAGTTCGGCAACGAGACGGCCCTGTTCACCGTCAAGTCGGACACCCGGATCGACGCCGTGGTCCCCGCGGGCGCCGCCGGCACCGCGAACATCCGCATCACCAACGACTCGGGCACGAGCGACCCCGCGACCTTCTCGCGCTCGTAGCCCCCACACGTCCTGCCAGGCCGCCGAGCGGGTCGGCCTGGCAGGACCCACCCGCTCCACCCGCCCCAGGAAGGCACGATCATGGCTCAGACGCGAGTTCCCGACGACCACAAGAGCAAGTCCCCCACCGCCGCAGAACAGCGGGACATCGACGCTGAGCAGGACGAGCTGCTCGCAGACATGCCGGCGCTTCGCCCCCCGCACCGGCTGCGCGCCCGTCAGCGAAGCCGAGTGCTCCGCATCGCCCTCAAGTTCATGCCGTTCATGCCCGAGGACGGCGGCGCTTTCGACCTCGACGTCAAGGACCCGCGGATGGCGGACCTGCTCGACATCTTCAGCGACGTCGACGACTTCGCCGAGTCGATCGCCGAGGACCCGGAGGCCTACGTCCGTTGGGCGGAGAGCGCCTCGTACGACCAGCTGTCCGCGATCCTCTCCCGCTACTCGAGCGCAGTGGGGGAATAGACCAGCTGCTCAGCCTCCTCGACGAGTACGAGGCTGAGCTCGCCGGCGACCTGCGAGAGATCTACGGCGTCCGGCTCGGAGACGTGTGGACCGGCGCCGAGTCCGTCCGGCATGTGCTCCTTTGCATCGACGGGCTGCGGAATCACCCCTGGTCCCGGTTCCGCGCCGCGGTCCTCAAGGACCCTCTGCAGTACGGCCGCACCCCCACACGCATCGCCATCGAAGACCTCTTCGACCGGCTGACGATGCTTCGCGTCAAGGAGTGGGACCCGGACTTCGCCTACCCGCGGTCGCTGCCCGGCCGCGAAGACGAACCTGTCGCCGCATCCATCGAGGACTTCAACATCGACGGCTTCATGCGCTCGCTCGCGGGCTGACCAGAGGAGACCCCATGGCCGGACCCGCAGGACGCGGCGGCAAGTCAGTCGGCCGCGTCACAATCCGTGTCGTACCGGATGCGACCCGGTTCCGTGAGGACCTGAAGAAGACGCTCACTCGTATCGAGAAGAGCAACGTCCTGAAGATCAACGTCGACGCGGACATGCGCCCGGCCGAGAGGACGATCAAGCGGTTCATCGACCACTGGTCGGGCCAGGAGATCCACCTCAACGTCGACGTGAATGGTGCGACGCTCAGCAACGCGCGCATCGCGCAGGCCGCGCGACCTCGCGTAGTGCCGCTGAACCTCGAGGTCACGAAGGCGTCCGTCGCGAAGGTCGGCGCCGCGATCGCCGCCCTGTCCGGCGCCCGCATGTTCTCCGACCTCGGCCGGAACCTCGGCGAGGGACTGCTGAACCTGGACCGCAGCCTCCCGAAGATGGCGGCAATCGTCAGCGGGATCACGTCTCTCGCCGCCGCCGCGATCGCTGCGGGCGGTGGGATCGCGACCCTGGCGGGGAGCCTCGCCTCGGTCCTCGCTATCTCCGCCCTCGCACCTGCGCTCATTGCTGGCGCCGGCGTCTCGATCGCGACGCTCATGGTCGCGCTCGCGCAGGTCGGCGACAGGCTCAACGACCTGCTCCCCCTGTGGGATGACCTGAAGACCGCCATCGGCGACAACTTCTGGGTCGAGGCCGAAGAGCCCATCCGACGCCTCGTCACCGACCTGTTCCCGTCAATGCGGGCAGGGCTCACCCGCACCGCGACCGCGCTCGGCCAGTGGAGCGCATCGCTCGCAGACGCCTTCCGCACGGCGCTGACCGGCGAAGTCGTCGGGCGCATGTTCGACCGGCTCGTCGAGTCCATCGACATCGCCGCCGGCGGCACGGACTCCTTCGCGAACGCCCTCGTCAACCTCGGCCTCGTCGGCTCCGACTACCTCCCGCGCCTCGCGCAGTGGATCGCAGACCTGACGGAACGCTTCGACAACTTCGTTGGGGCGGCAGCTGCGGACGGGCGGCTGAAGGGCTGGATCGACGGCGGCATCGAGTCCGCGAAGCTCCTCGGATCCGTCCTCGCCGACTCCGTCCGCATCATCGCGGCCATCGGTCGCGCGGCGGAAGCGGCGGGCGGCGACGGGCTCGCCACTCTCGCCGGAGGACTTTCCCGAGTAGCCGACGCCCTCGCCACTCCCGAGTTCCAGGCCGGCCTCACCGGGCTGTTCGAGGGATCCAACGCCGCCATCGACGGCGTCAACCGCGGCCTCGAGCGGTTCGGGCAGATGCTCGGCGACCGCTCCGGAGACATCTCCGCGTTCATCGCTACAGGCGGTGACGCTCTCGGTGAGCTCCTCGGCGGGATCTCCGACCTCCTCAACCAGCCGGCGGTCGGTGAGGGCTTCCTCGCCTTCATCAACGGGCTGCGCGACGGCATCACGGAGCTCTTCGACAACATCGACCCCGCCGTCTTCGGCGAGTTCGTGAAGAGCCTCGGCGAGTTCACCGGCAGCCTCGCGACAGAGCTCGGCGGAACGCTCGGATCTGGGCTGACCGACCTCCTGCCACTCATCTCGGACCTCCTCGACGATGCCGCGGCCGGGCTTCCCGATCTCGCGGAGAGCATCACCCAGATCCTCGAGGATCTGCCCGGCGCGCTCGACGCGATCGTAGAGAAGGGCCCAGCTGCAGTCGACCTGTTCGTCGGCCTGGTCGATGCCGTCAGCCTGCTCGCGGATCTCATCGGCCCTCTCGCCGACCTGATCGCGCCAGTGATCGAGAAGCTCGGCGAGGCCGGCTCCGCAGCTAGTGCCCTCACCGACTTCTTCAACGGCAACTCCGACAGCATCCTCGATCTCGGCGACAAGATGACCGGCTTCAACGGGAAGATGATCGAGGTCTACGGCGTCATCGCCGGAGTCCTAGCTCCCGGGCTTCGGTTCCTCGCCGACATGGCGAACGTCGCCCGCGATGCGTTCATCGAGATCGCGGGCGCTATCGCCCGGTTCGTCGCCGACGCGGTCGCCGCGATCCAGCGGTTCATCGGCCAGATCGGCGCCGCGTGGTCCCGGTTCTGGGCGGACTTCTCGTCTGACCCCGTCCGCGCCGCAGGCCGCCTCATCAGCGACATCCTCGCGGCGTTCGGCGACCTGAGCGGCGCCCTCACCGGAGCTGGCTTCCAGCTGATCCAGGGGTTCATCGCCGGCATCAGGAACGCAGCTGCTGGCGCGGCCGCAGCTGCGGCCGCAGTTGTCCGCAACGCTGTCGCCGCGGCGCAGAACGCGCTTGGCGGCGGCGGCGACGGAGGCGCGAAGGCCAGCGGTGACGGGCCTCCGAAGATGGCGACAGGAGGAACGATCCTCCCCTCGCCGGGAGGCACGATCGTCCGCGTCGCGGAAGCGGGCAAGGCCGAGACCATCGTCGACCGCGGCAAGCAGAACCGGCTCATGGAAGTCATCACCGCGCGCCTGCTCGACCAGCGGGAGTCGAGTGGCTCCGGGCCCGTCACCGTGGTCGTCGAGTCCACCGGAGGCCTCGACCTATCCGAGTACATCCGGGTCCACATCGTGGACAACAACGGCCGGCGCGACCAAGACGAGAGCAGAGGCGGGTGGTGATGGACGTTCGAGCCAAGGCCGTACCTGTCGGCCGCCTTCTCGCGCACGTCGAAGTCGAGGTGACTGCCCCTCCGGCGGGAACCGTGACTGTATCGGTGAAGCGCGTCAGTGAACGGCGTGACTTCCACGTGCGGGGCCTGGTGGGCGTCTCGGTGTACTCGGACCTGTGGGTCCGGGACTTCGAGGCGCCCTTCGGGGTCCCGTTCCGTTACGAAGCCGTTGCGCTCGACGCGGCAGGGAACGTCCTCGCTTCCGCGACGTCGGCCTCCGTAACGATGCACAACGGGTCGGTGGGCAAGCTGCTCATCCACGACCCGCTCCGGCCGCTCGTCTCGCTCGAGCTCGAACTCGCGCGCGGCGCCCTCGACGGCGGGTCCCGCAAGTCGACTGGCTCTCTCGTCTACTCGGACGGTCGCTCAGTTCCCAGCCTCGTCAACGGGATCCGCAACGGCTGGTCCGGGATCCGCTTCGACTCGCTCACCCACACCGACGACCAGGCCGACACCTTCGATCAGCTGTTCGGCGGCTACGACATGGCCGGCGGGTCGTCTGGTGTCCTCTGCATCCGCCCGTCGGTCGGTGTGCCGAGGATCGTCCCGCGGACGTTCTTCGCCGCCGTCACCGACCCGAAGCCTGAGGCGTGGCATCCCGAGCGCGGGCGGAAGCAGATCGTCTGGGGCCTGACCGCCACAGAGGTGCAGCCGCCGGCGCCCGCGCTCATCGAGCCGATCGTCTCCCACGCCGACTGGGACGCCTGGCTCGACCAGAACTTCGGATGGCAGGGGTTCGCGCGAACCTTCGCGACCCTCGCCGACGCGAACCGCAGCCTCATCCCCTACGGCTGGGCCTCGCGGCCCGCGCGCCGGTACGCGACCTGGGCCGACTGGGACGCCTGGCTGACCGACAACGGCGGCTGGCAAGGGTTCAACGCCACCTACCCCACCTGGGCGGACGCCATGCAAGCAACTGCGCCCATCGGTTGGGCGAGCCGGTGAGGCCGGCCGCCGAAGGCCTCGAGCAGATCCTCGCGGGCCGCTACGACGTCACCTTCAC